TGTCGCTGCGTCAGATACCATTGATGTTGTTATTGCTGGTGCTGCTGCTGCTACTGGACGCTTACGTGTCTATGCAGTAATTGCAGATGTTTCGGCTGCAATGACTGAGGCTTCTTCAGCCCAGCGTGATTTGCTGTAACATAATATTAAACTTAGGGGCTGGCTTTATGCTGGCCCCTTTGGTGTATTTTAAGGGAACATAATGGCACTTACATATCTTTCATTAACTAACGATGTTATTACTCGTATGAATGAAGTATTACTTACTGCTTCTAGTTTTACAGATGCTAGAGGTGTACAGGTACAATGTCAAAATGCTGTTAATGAATCTATTAGATATATTAATCAAAGAGAATTTGGTTATTCTTTTAATCATGCTGCTAATATTTCTAGTTTAGTTCCGGGGCAATGTAACTATACCGTACCAACAAATACTAAATCAATAGATTATAATACTTCTAGGATTAAAAGAGATACTACACTTAATGCTTCAGGCAATGGTTTAACAGTCCTTAATTATAATGAGTATATTGAAAAAGGATATGCTAATCAAGAAGATGAAGTAGTTGCTACAACTCTTAATGGTTCACATTCAAATTCTGTAACAACTTTAACACTAGCTTCAACTACAGGTCTGTCAGCAACAGGTACTGTTTATATTGGCGGTGAACAAATTACATACACTGGAATATTAGGTAATGATATTACAGGTTGCACAAGAGGTGCAAATAGTACAACAGCAGCAGCATATAGTAGTGGTGTAGCTGTAACACAGTTTGATAATGGTGGTGTACCTAGAAATATAGTTCGTACCCCAGATAATAATTATCTACTGTACCCTTATCCAGATAAACAATATACATTAGCATTTGATTATTTTACCTTTCCAGATGATTTATCTGCGCAAGGAGATACTACAACTATACCCGATAGATTTTCACCTGTAATTGTAGATGGTGCTACAGCTTTTGTTTATCAGTATCGTGGTGAGATGCAACAATATCAATTAAACTTTGGTAGGTTTGAGCAAGGCATTAAGAATATGCAAAGCTTGCTTATCAATAAGTATGAGTATGTAAGGTCTACGGTTCTTATAACACCTAGAGGTTCTGCTAACTTTATGTCAGGGGTCATCTCTTAATGGCTGATAGTTCTCAAACAGAATTAACACCATTTAACTGTGAAGGTGGTTTAGTTTTAAACCGTTCTACTTTTCTTATGCAACCTGGTGAAGCTTTAGAACTAGAAAACTTTGAGCCTGACATCCAAGGTGGGTACAGGCGTATAAGTGGTCACTCTAAATATGTATATCAAATTGTACCTCAAACTTCTTCTGCTTCTGAAAAAATACTTTTAGTTACTACATTTGCTAATAAAGTTTTTGCAGCTAGAGGTGAAAAAGTATTCATGTCAGCCTCTAATGAGCTTGCTGCTAAAATACTTTCTAATGCTTCTATGTCAGGCTCAGGAGAAATCTTATTAAGTTCTTCTGCAGGATTTACTTCTAGTGGAACTGTACAGATTAGTAATGAAATTTTTACTTACACTGGTCTAACTGGTAATACTCTTACAGGTGTAACAAGAGCTACCTCTAGTACTACAGCAGCTGCCCATGCGCTTAGAGATATTGTATCCTTAAACTGGACAACAATAGATACAGGTAGAACTAGTGCTGTGAAGTATCGTTACGAACGTTTTAACTTTGACGGTAACGAGAAACTTATTGTTGTAGACGAAACAAATGCACCTACAGTATTTAATGCAGCAGGTTCTGCTACAGATGTTAGTGATTCAACAGTAGCAGGCTCTAAGTTTATAGCTGCTTATAAGTCTCATATGTTTTATGCAGGTAAGTCTACTACTCCAGCAGAGTTAGTTTTTAGTGAACCCTTTGATGAAGATGGGTTTCAAGCTGGCGATGGTGCAGGTAGCATCAAAGTAGACGATGACATTGTGGGATTAAAAGTATTCCGTGATAGTTTATTTATTTTTTGTACAAACAGAATATTTAAACTTACAGGCTCTACACTAAGTGACTTTGCAATACAACCAGTTACAAGAAACATTGGTTGTATTAACGGAGATACTATACAGGAATTTGGTGGAGACTTAGTGTTCCTTGGTCCTGATGGTTTACGTACTGTTGCTGCTACTGCACGAATTGGTGACACAGAGCTTGGTACAATAAGCAGGAATGTACAATCTATATTTGATAAAAATATTAGAGATTCTGATTTCTTTGAAAGTGTTGTCCTTCAAGATAAGACACAGTATAGATTATTTTTTACTAAAGCAGGACAAGCTGATAATATTACCAGGGGTGTTACCTGTGTTATGAGAGCTGATAAGTATGAGTTTTCAGAACTACGGGGAATAAAACCTTCAGCTACTGATAGTTTTGTTGAAGAAGGTAACGTTATTGTTTTACATGGAGACTTTAGAGGCTTTATACACAGACAAGAAATAGGTAATACTTTTGATGGTACTCCTATACTAGGAAGATACAGAAGCCCTGACTTGAGTTTTGGTGACTCAGGTATCCGCAAACATATGCAAAGGGTTATTATTAATTATAAACCTGAGTCTGCTATAGATGCAGACCTATTAATTAGGTATGATAATGAAGACTCTAACTCAAGTAGACCTGATCCTTACCCTTTAGATTCTACTGATGTTGCTTCTCAATTTGGTACAGCTACGTTTAGTGCAGCAGATGGATCAGTTAGATTTGTTTTTGGTGGACCTTCTCAACCATTAGTAAGACAGGCAGTAGAAGGTTCAGGTTTTTCTGTTGCATTAAAAATAAATGATGGTGGAGAAACTGCACCATATTCACTTAAAGGGTTTCAGTTAGAATATCAATTAGGAGCAAGACGTTAGATGGGTTCTACATACACAAGACAATCCTCATTTACTGATGGCGACACTATTACCGCCGATCTGTTTAACAATGAGTACGATCAACTTCTAGCTGCATTTGCTTCTAGTACTGGACACACACACGATGGTACTGCTGGAGAAGGCGGTCCTATTACTCTAGCTGCAACAGATACTCTTACTGTTGGTACAAATGCAGGTGACGTATCTATTGTTTTCAATGGTGGTAGTAATGACGGTACACTAAAGTGGATGGAAGATGAAGACTACTTTGAGTTTTCTGATGACATACTTATGGCTACCACTGAGAAGATACAGTTTACTAATACTTCTAACTACATTCATTCTGCTAGTGCTGGAAATATTGATCTTGTAGCAGCTACAGAAATACACCTTGTATCTACTACTATTAATATGGACGGTGCTGCAGACATCTCAGGTAACTTAGCTGTAGGTGGTAATCTTACAGTAACAGGCGATGCTACAGTAACTGGTACTACAACGTTTAATGGTGGTACACTTACTCTTGGTGATGCGGTTACAGATAACGTTGTCTTTGGTGCAGATGTAAACTCTAGCATTATTCCTAATGGTGTTAATGGTTCGTTTGACTTAGGTTCATCAAGTCAAGAGTGGCGTGACTTATTTATAAATGGTACAGCACACATTGATACTCTTGACGTAGATGTAAATGCTACGGTAGCAGGTACTCTTACAGTTGGGGGTGTAGTTGATATTACTGACGCTACGGATGCCAGTGATGCAACAGGAGATACAGGAGCTTTACGTACTGAAGGTGGAGCAAGCATAGCTAAGAAGTTATTTGTTGGTACTACCCTTGATGTAACAGGTGTTGCTACTGTAGGTGGCCTTACTATAGGCAGTGCTGTTATTACAGAAGCAGAATTAGAAATACTAGATGGTGCTAATGTAACTACAGCAGAGTTAAACATACTTGATGGCGTTACAAGTACTGCAGCAGAACTAAACGTTCTTGACGTAAGCAACAGTACAATAGGTGATCTAGCTGAGATAAGTACTGTCGCAAGTGATGACGTATTCTTGGCCTTTGATACATCTGGTGGTGGTCTAAAGAGAATAGCAAGAAGTGCTGTAGTCTCAGGCTTGGCTACTTCTAGTGCTATCTCTAACGTTGTAGAAGATACAACTCCACAGCTAGGTGGTAACTTAGATGTTTTAGCTCGTACTATTACAACGTCTACAACTAATGGTAATATTGCCATGA